CAAGTAATAAAAAGAAAAATAAAACCCTTGTTTTTATAGGCGAATTGGGTCAATAGGATGATACCCGTCTTCTGCAAAATATTCTGGATAAATCAACCACCCCAGGCGTTCGCCCCACAATACCTTATAAGCTGCAAAATAATCGGGGCAACGCTGACGACCACCGGGACCACCAATAAACATGAAGATATCCCTGTGCGGGATCCGCTCATATTCTCTATAATTCCTCCCAGGAATATATGCACTCGGATATGATGGCTTATCGCTAAAAATAAATCCCGGCGTATAATAACTTTGATAAAGCTTACCCGAAGTCGGGTTCCACTTACATTCACGTTTATAATAGCCGGGAGTTATCATTTAATCAGTCAATAAGATTAAGATTATAAAGTCGGAGAACAGCCTCACGAAGAGAAATACCAGAAGCGTTAGCAAAATGCTGCGCTGCATTCATCTGATCTGCTGAAAGCGTAACCGTATTTCCTCCGCTTGAACCATCATCAATACTATCGGCTGCACGCTGCAAACCAGCTTGTGCAAGACGTAGAGCGACACCCGTTGCGAGAAGCTTACCTGCCCATGATAGACGCATATATTACCTTTTCTTTCTTAATTGTAACTATTCAATTGGTGAACTTAAACTGACGCACAATAGTATTATTAATCCACTTCGTATCGCCAGGCTTATCAGAGAAAGCGATTAGATACCGACGCTCATATTCAGTAACGTCAATTTCACGCACCTCGACTTCATAAGGCTTGCCCAAAACATTCATATTGAGCTTATCGCCCTTGTTCAAAAGCTTTTCAAGATCGCCAACCATATTCAATTCTCCTTAAAACGGTAAATTAATCAGGCTGCGAAAATGTCAAGGACCGTCAAGAAATTATGATTTTGCGCCCTAAAACGTCGGCGTGCATCTGCAACGGATGCTGCCCTAATCGTTTCCCAAACCACCGTGCCATTGAACGAGTAGATAATCGTGTAGTTATTCATATTGTTAAATATAGCAGACTTAAGTTAGAATTTAAACCAATAAAAAACCCCGGAAATCTGGGGCTTTCCGGGGTTTCAGTCTTTGGAGGAAGAAGGATAAACTATTTTTTCAATCAAGTAACGAAGGAGGGGTCGGCTCCGTATCAGCAAGCTTTTGTTCATTCTCTTGCATTTGCGTCTCTGCTTGCTTGTTAAGACCTTCAACCATCTTGTTGTAGCTCTCAACGTATTCTGGACAGAGAGTAAGATATCTCTTGTCCTCTGGATGAACCTCTACAACTATTGAACGTAAATGATCAATGATGTTGGTTCCAGTAAGCAGAGAAAGCTGAACCAGCTCTCTTACCATGCCGATGATGTTATCATCAACTTTATAAAGCGTTCTGTTAGTTTCAGTTGTTGTTGTTTCTTCAGACATAACCATTCCTTTAAGAAGAAGTTTAGGGAATGTAACCCAAAACGTATAAGAAAAAACAACAGAAGATTAAAACCATTCCAGGGATGGGATCATATTCTTCAAACATTATTTGCCTCTTTTCAACGCATATATTCAACGGCAAGATTTTCTTTAACAAGTGTGTCATTGAGAGATACAGTTTCTTTTGTAAATCCTACCGGATATATTTCTACCAACCATCTACCATATTTTTCTTGTTTAAGTTCTTTGCCATTATGACTACGAATAATAATATCACCTGTAGGTGCATTATCTTTGAACCAATCTTCTAAACGAGCTTTTGTCTGTAAACCACGAAACAATTCTTCTTCATCTTTTGGACGTGATATCTCTGGAGCATTAATTCCCCAAAGACGAGCATGAACACTTTTTAAAAGACCAAAGCCAAGATCAATTAGAATATCAACAGTATCTCCGTCAATTACTCTATTGATCTTGGCTTTGTAGAAATAAACCAGATGTTCTGTTTCGGACAACATATGGTTAAATATTAACCGTATCTGATATTATCACATTATTTGAGCAGCAATAAGGCAACCACGTGCGACGGCGTGCAACGGATCGGAGGCGTGTCTTACTTCCTTGAGAGGAACTGGGAATTCATTATCTTCAAGCTTTTGAGCAAACATACGAACGAAACCCTTAGCCTGGGTAGTTCCGCCGCCTACTACTACAGGTAGAGGGTCTTTGAATTTAGGAAGATCCTTATGATCAGATAGGGCAGCGGCAAGTTGCTTGGTGGTATAATCAATAAGCCGCTCATAGTAAGAAGATACAGCAGCAAGAACTTGATTTTCATTTGGCTTGCCGATTGTAAATTCTCCACCTTCCTTTTCAGCTTGAACTACGCTATCAGTTTGACCAGTAGCTACAGCAGACATACGATCAATCCAATCGCCGCTCTTTGTGGTAGAGAAAGTCAATACAGGTTCACCATTAAGCATTACGCAGACGTTAACCATGCCAGCGCCCCATGATAAGCATACGCCGGTATAATCGTCCTTCTCAAGCTCTGAATAACAAAGGGCTTCTGCCTCGTTAATAGCTTTTGGAGCGTATCCGATATCAGTTAGAACCTTCTTAACAACGTCTTCGTGGTATCCAACGTCAAACTCGTCATCTTCCTGATCAATAGGTTGAGCAGGAATACAGAATACAATCTTTTCACCGGGTTCAGAAGGCTTACCAGCTACTTCCTTGAGAATATAGGATAGAACCCTGCGAGCATCCTTCTCTTTAGAAGATACAACACCCTTATACATGGGACGCTTGGCACTATCGTTACGTTCTACAGCCTTTTCAATAGCGTCCTTACCAAGAATAACAAATGAACCATCAGCATCCTTAACGAAAATCTTCCCAGCAAGACCCTTTTCAATCATCTTTGTAGCGATTGGGGTTGCTGGCTTGATTACATAGAATGCATCACGAAAATCTTTATATTCTACCGAACCTTCTTCTTGTTCAGAAGCCAACACAACAAATGATGTGCCAACGTCCAAACCCTTTCCTAATTTCGTCATATTCTTATTCCTTTTTTCTTTTGTCTTTTTGCCCTGCATTATTTCCAACTCTTCTGTTGATAATATTTTAAATCCCACGATTTAGTCCTCTTTAGACTTTTTTAATGAAGCAAGTTTATTGACATTGGCACTTAAGCTTTCATCTTTTGCTATTGTCGTATTACCGAGATCATCAAATTTCTTCTCAAGACTATCAGTTTTGACTTCTGTTATAAACTTGCTATCATCAATTTCAATCTTACGAATGCCTCCATATATAGGCTTTTGCTCTGCTGTTCTACTTAAAAAACTAACTGGCTTTTCTGCAACTGGAGATGGACTAATAGTTTGAACTACAGGCGTTTGAGTTATAGGATTATGAACCGTAACTGCAATAGGGGCAGGCATATTCATTCTTGATATAATATAACCCAGACTAAAAACTATAAAGTAGCTGGCAACTATTAAAAACGTTTCCATATCAAGTATTTGCCTTTGCCTTTTGTTCTCTCAAATACTTGCTATAGCAATCATTGTGAACAATAGTCTTACCGGCTTTTAGCTCTTCTTCCGGAATTGTGCCTTCTACCAACAACCCACAGAGCGCACAATTAGGCTTTTTTACTGGGGCGTCCTCTCCTTTTTTTTGGGAACTTTGTTCCGTTTCTGCCACAGATGGTGGAGCTACTGGCGCAGAAACAGGTGGAGGCGGGGGTGGAGATGCTGGCAACACTTCCTTCTTTGTTCCTACGTGCTCTATTGCCTTCTGCACGCCCGATAGAGGCGCTGGGGTAACCGGAAGCACAGGAGCCGGTTGCTCTACGGGCTTAGTCTCAACAAGCTTTGGAAGAGGCGCTACAGGGGGAATAACTTGTTGCTCTGGCGTTTTCTTTCCAGCAAGCTTATCTTTGTGTAAACCTAACAATCCATATCCGATAATATCTCCATAAGGGCTTTCACCAAAAGCATCCTTATTCGTAGCAATACGCTTAAGCTTATCGAAGATACGAACTACACATAACATATCGCCATATGCTTCTGGAGGGATGCCGTTTGGATATAGTAGTCTTAGGAACTCTCCTGCTTGATCAAATGAATTTCCATAAGCCGCATTCTTTTCTTCTACAAGATTGCCAATTTGTTCCGCTAATTCTTTATATTTTCCCATTTCTTCCTCTGTTGATTAGAAAGAAGCTTAACATATGCGAATATCATTTTATATACGCAAAAGAAAAAAGACAGGAGTTTAATCCTGCCTTTTTAATAACGTTATATATCAGAGGGGGCGTTTTGACTAACCGATCCCCAAATATCCGAGCCCCTTGAGCCCATATTGAAGGATTTGTGCTTCGGAGCCGCTGAATACATTAAGAGCACCAGTAAGAATATAGAATTCTTGTCTTGGAATACCAGTAAGTCCAGCAACGACTTCATATTTTACAGTTCCTGCTTCAGAACGAATGAAGATATCAGTTACACGCAATCTGCCATTGTAAGAACCGCTTACCGGCAATGTAAAATAATTGGTGCCATTAACACCGTTTTCCGTAAAGCCAACTCTTAAAATACCGGCAGTATTATTTTTTACCGTTAGTTCATTAGTTACAAATGGAAATTGAATATTAAATGGGGAAGTGGTAGCTACAGATTGAGTTACATAAGGTAAACCACTTGCTTGATATTCCGCAGCGTTATTCGGACCGGTTCTATAATTGAATGCCATATCCGTTAAATATTAGGCTCATTCAAAAGCTTCTCTAATCTTTCCACTTTCATCAACCAAATTAAACGCTTTAAGCGTATGTTGGAATGGATTTCCTTCAATCGCAATTACCTGCTCAAGCATTTGTCTCGCAATATCCCTTATCTCTACCTGGGCATGAGTAGAATATCTCAAACCAAGGAAATGAGCAAATGAACGGAAGTTAAACATTACATCAGCCGTCAACTGAATACCATATGGCAGATATAGTCTGGCGCTCTCTTTCGCACGCTTACGAGATACACCCTTGGCTACAAGGCGATTTAAACATTCATGGTAACTCTTAAGGCTGCCTTCCATGTGTTCTACATAAAGATTAATTTCTGCATCATCCCAGTCTTGTGGAACGTAATATTTGTCGTCTTTAAGTTCCTTATAACGGGCACTCTCACCATTTACTGAAACACCAATACGATGTTTGCAAATATGGATATGTGAAGATATATCGCTTTTTACAAGGAAATGTAGGCTGGACTTTTCAAATGGAGTTTCATGATGGTTTTCTGCAAGCATCTTAAGAAGAGCTGGCATTCTACCAAGCTTGGCTTCATCAATGTCACGAACCGTTGAAGTCCAAGCAGACATTGCATGTTGCAAATCTCCACCATAATGTCCAAGTAGCTCTACAGAATTGTTATGTTGTTCTTTCATACGCTTTCTCCATCCCATTTATCGCAAGAAACATAAGGAAGCTTATCATCTTCAAGACTTGGTTTCATTTGCAGGACAAGATCATAACACTCTCCATCTTGACAATCAACCTTGATGGAAACTTCTTTTTCTGACTTACCAGAAGAGATAAGTTGATTAATTCCTTTTTGTAACGCTTCTAAAGCTTCTCTTGTTCCAGATATACGTGCGGCTTCATGTGGTTGTGGTTGTGAATGAATATGAAGTGTGCTCATTTAATTTCCTCTACTTGTTCTATCTCTTCTAACATAAGAGTATATGTTCTTTCAACTCTCATATCATTTCTCATTTTAAAACAACCAATCTCCAAAAAGAAAATCCCATTAACAGCTTTCTTTGTAAGAAGGGTGCCAATGAGAATTCTTTTTTCCATATCTTCTGGATCGTATCTTCTTGTAAGAACTCCAGAAGGATCAATAAGACCCAATTTTCTTGGGTCTTTAAACTTGATCTTCAACGTTATGCCGATTGGTGCTTCATGAACAATATCATTTATTGATCTTTCTTTCTCTTTCTTACGAGAAAACAGATTTTTGAATTGATCAAACATTGTTAGACGATAACATAAAGCTACATATAAATAAACAGCCAATCATATAAGCACATCAATGCGCTCTATGAGTTCTGTTCAATCCATATCTAAATATTGCATTAGCGATTTGACGACTTGGAATAAACAAAGATAAATGATGCATATTTCCAATATAAGAACTGGCTAAACCAATAACTCTACCATGTGAGTTTAGTAAAGGTCCACCAGAAAATCCGCCAACAAGTGGAATAGAAGCTTGTATTGCAACTAATTGTCCATTAGAAATAACATTCCGTGATATAATGCCATCCACTATAGACCAAACCAACTCTAATGGATGTCCCATCAGATATACTCTTTGAGCTACTTGCAGATTACCAAGTTGCAATGTCAAGAATACATCAGAAGGAGCTGTTCCTTCTTGTAACTCTAATATTGCTACGTCATTACCTGGATCAACATACATAACTCTTGCTTCATTAAGAACATCATTTATAAAACGACGATTTAACATATCGATATCGCCATATCTTACAAATTGAACTACATCTCCAACAGGATTTTGTCTTGTTGGAAGCTGAATAGTCATATCTCCTATGCGAACAACACGTAGTTGTTGCAAACAATGTAAAGCACTTACCATTAATCTATCAGAAACAAAAAATCCGCTGCAAAACACCTGTGCGGTTTGATCAGCGGACGTTTCAGTTCTATTATGTATCAAAGCGACCGTCGCTCGAAGTGCCGTATCCATCGGCGGTCCTTCCCTATCTCTACGGACAGGGACACTACTATGGCAGCTATTTAATAGCCCCACCATCACAATCAACGCAATTAAGATCTTTTTCATAACATACCCCCATATTAATAAATATAGGTGTCACGTGTGATCTTCATCACACAAGTTTTCATAAATTAATTAATTGGTTTTCTATAATTGTTTTACCCAAATAACGACCAAAATCATGATCAGAACGATAGTGAACGCCAATAATAATTCTGGATATTCCTATATTTTTAC